AAATAGGTCGGCGCAACGAACGAGCAGTCATCGCCATCGCAGAAGCCAGGCCCCGAACCGCTGTCTTCTTCGCCTTCCTCGCCGTCGCCTTCGCCAGAGCCGTCACCCGAACCGCCCGTACCGCCACCCGAACCGTCACCTTCGCCGTCTCCGGTGCCGTCGTCCGAGCCGTCGTCACCGCCGTCACCACTGCCGCCGTCATCACCGCCGCCACCACCGCCACCGCCCGAGCCGTCGTCAGGGTCGGTCGGGTTCTCTGGGTCGGTCGGATCGGTGGGATCGGTCGGGTCCGGCTCTTCGGGCGGGTTCTCTGGCGAACAGAAGGTGCCGTTGTAGATGTAGCCGGCCGGGCATTTGTCGCCGTCTTCGGGCGGCGGCGTATCGTCGGGATCCTGGGTTTCGCCCTCGGACGGATTGCCGGGCGTTTGCAGGGTGTTCTCGGTGCACTCGATCCCGTTGCCGGTATAGGAGTAGATGCCGAACACACCTGGCGGATTGCCGCTGCTGTAGACGTAGACGTTGGAAGCCGGCGTATAGGTGAAGGCGTACTGGCAGCCGTTACCGCAGACAGACCCCGGCGGGTCGATGGTCGGCTGGCCAACAGCGGACTTCATCAGGTGTTCGTGGCTGACGGTCTGGCCGTTGGTGGTTTCGCATTGATTGGGCTCGGGCTCCGGAGGCTCCGGCGGGGCATCGCAAAACAGGCCGGTCGCCCCGTACTCGCAGCTTTCGGTGTGCCATTTATAGGAGCCAACCGCGTAGGTCGTATCGCCCAGCTTGGCGTAGCACTGGTTAGCGTAGGCACTGCTGGGACTGTAACCGGCCGGTGTTACGGCAGCACATGCAGCGTTGGCGCTTGGATAGCGCTTATCGCCAGTGCTCGTTCCCGAGCCAAGAAAGCTGGTGGCCGAGTACCAAGTAACATCGACAGCAGCGAAAGCGGGCTGCACAGGCAGCAACGAGCAGAACACCAGCAACAAGATGCATATGCGACGTTGAGCCTTCATCCCTACCACCTCGAAAAAATCGCGTAAGCGCAGGCGGCTCCGATGCAGAAGAAGGCGAATTCCCAGAGCGCTTGCATGTGTACCTCGCCAAGAGAAAGGCCGGCGCTAGGCCGGCCTGGGTTGCGGGTGAGCGTTACGAACGCAGGAAGCCGAGGACGACGCGGGCGCCTTTGATGCCGGCGTACACCGCTGCCAGCAGGGCCGCGACGGCGAGGACGCCACCGGCGATGGTCGAGAAGTCCACGCCGTTGGTCAGGGCGCTGTAGTCCCAGCCCTCGGCGTAGGAGGCCGAAGCCGCAGTAGCGAAGGGAATGGCCAGGGCCAGATCGCGGGACACACGTTTGAGGTTTTTCATGGTGAGGCTCCTTTGCAGGTTTCAGGCGTGCTTGAGGAAGTCGAGAACGGCCTTACAGCCGATGCCGATCAACAGCACAGTGGTTACGAGGGTGAATCCGATCCCGAACACCTGGGCCAATACCGCGGGGTCCAGCTGGCTCGGGTCGAACTGTTCTGGAAGCTGGACCAAGACCCAGCCACCGGAACACAGGGGCGCCCCGCCTGCATCGACCGAGACGGTGCCGTCGCAGGTGAGCGCGTAAGTCATTCGCCGGCCTCAAGGTCGGCGGCTTGTTCGGACGGTTCGCAGTCAGGGCAGACGGCGAAGTGGGGCGGAAGGCTGAGGTCGGGCAGCAGGTCGCTTTGTGGCGCGGGCAGGCTCATGAGCTTGCCCATGTCATTGCCGCAGCAGTCGCAGAACACCCGGTCACCGATCAGCATGGCCGCCCCTCCCGGTTAGTTGGCTTTAGCCGGCTCCGGCTGGGTGCCGGATGGCTTAGCGGTTTGCGGGGTTGGCTGGGTCGGCTTGGCGGCCTTGACCGGCTCGACGTGGAGCACGATGAACTTGCCGGCGTTCTTCGAGCCGCGTTCGATCTCGGTGGTTACGCGGATCGGCTCCAGCACGTCGAGGCCTTCGCAAGCGGCCCAGACTTCGTCGAGGCTTTCTTCGGCCACGCTCATCGACAGGATGGAGATGCCCAGGTCGCGCTTGCCGTCGGGCTCATCGCCAACGAACAGCTTTACCAGCTTGACGTTGTCGAACTCGACTTTCTCAGCGCTGATAAATGCAACTTCCATGATTGAACGTGCCATGTTGTGTTTCCTCTCGTTAATTGCGCTTTATTGCGCGGCTTTGCTTTCTGCAGGCCGAGCGATCCCGAGCCGGTGAACTCGCAAGTTCACCGAGGTGATCTGTTACTTGGCCTACTGGTTAAAACGTCGCGTTGTGCGTGTTCTCTCGTTGGTTAACACCAAGGGCTTTGCCCTTGTCATCCCACTCTTGCCGCCGAGGGCTCGGGAGCGCGGGGCGGTGAAGCTGCCCCACACTCACGAGCGGAGGCTGTTTCTGTTCTTGCAGGGTCAAGGGTGCGCTCCGCCCGTGCTTCCGTTCGCCGGATCGGTGAAGCGTGATCCGACGAGCCGGGAGCGCGGCCCTGGACCTGTTCGGCCTCGGCGGGGGCGGTTGGCTTCAGCCCACCAGCTCGAACGGGTCGTGAATCGGTACGTAGGGCGTTGGCTTGCCCGAGTCGTAGATAACGCTCCACCACTTCGCGGGGCGGGCGGGTGGCGTGTGCTTCTCGCAGATAAAGGCCGGTTCCACTGTCCACTCCGAGAGCAGAGGCTTCCAGGTTCCACCGACGCACCCCATTTGCAGCGTGCGAATCGGCCGCGCATACGCGGGGCGGCATTGGGCGCATGGTGTGGACCGGGAGGGAGCGGGTTTCGCCATTTCGCGTCTGGACCAACAGACAGAGCAGTCGCAGTCCTGGGCGTGCGCAAGGCGTAGATAGCTGGTCGGCTTCGACATAGGTCATCCCATCCCCTGGCTTTCCGTGAGCGGCGCGGATCATGCGGAGCGCTCCTGTTCCTGGGCGTGCGGCTCAGCCTGGACGAACGTGGATTCCAGGCGGACGACAATTTCGGCGTTCAGGGAGCGGCGGGAGGCGGTGGCAGCCTGCTCGACCTGGGCGCGGAGTGCTGGCGGCATGCGCAGCTTGAATTGAGGGTCGAGGCGGCTCATGAATCCCACTCCTTTTCCATGAGCTGCTTAACCAGCAACGCCACGTTGACCATCACGTACTTGCCGACCTTGTGCGACGGGATGTAGCCGTTGCGAATCCAGCCCCACACCACGTCGTGTTCGTCGCCCATGCGAATCCAGTCCGCAAACTGGCGCCACGGCATGACCGGGGGTGCGTTGAGCAGGTCTATCGGCGGTAGGTTTCCTTCCAT